GCGACGGCTACGGCGACGGCTCCGGCGAGGGCTCTGGCGACGGCTCCGGCTACGGCGACGGCTCCGGCGACGGCTCTGGCGACGGCTCCGGCTACGGCTACGGCGACGGCTCCGGCTAAGAAGAAACCCCGCTGGATGTTCGCTCATCCAGCGGGGCGGAACAAGCCTAATTGGAACAAGCAATCGGGCTTGATGGAACAAATATATCATAGAACATCCTTTCTGTCAAGCCCAGAAAGGAGAAAAATGAAGATATATATCGACCTTCCCTGGGGAGGGAAGCTCTCCATCGAACGAGAGCCGATGGCTCCGTACAAGTTCTATTCGCTGTGCTGGTCTGTATGCCTTGCAATCGTATCGGTTGCGTTCTTTGGGATATTCAATTGAGGGGGCAGCTTACATGAAGAAGTATGAATTCACGGGGGAGGAACAGGAGGTCATTGGCCGGACCTTGCGCCGAATTCGTGCGGTGCGGGACTTTGCGGGCGTTCATTCCGGCGATATTGGCGGCTGGATCGAGTCAGAAGAGAACCTGTCTCACGCTGACAACGCCTGGGTCTCCGGCGACGCCTGGGTCTACGACAACGCCCGGGTCTCCGGCGACGCCTTGGTCTACGGCGACGCCAAGGTCTATGGCGACGCCCAGGTCTACGGTGGAGCATGGCCGCATTCGCCGTTTTTTGTGCAGGGGACGAGGTGGTCTTTCAATATCACTTCCCCCAACATAGTCAGATGTGGGTGCCAGAAACACACCTGGCAGGAGTGGCATGACCGATACGATGAGATCAGCAAGAAGCATGAAGCGGATGATGTCTTGAGCGAGTACATCAGATACTTCAACCTTGCGTGTGAGCTGTATGGACATGAGGACTGCAAGATCGAATGGACAGACAGCAAATGAACAAGCGGACAAGCCTGGCCTCATTCCTGCTGGTGCTACTGTTCGCCGCCGCGGCGGACGGGCTGATGGAGGCCCTGGACCTGGTCGGGTTCCTGGCGGCGGGGATAGTGGTGATGGGGACCGCGTGGGCACTGAGCGAAAAAGCCGCTTGATCTGATAAAAACCACAGGAGGCCCATGGATAATGGGAATGATGAAATTACTTTTGGGCGGAAGCCCGTGCACCCATTGGAGCATAGCGCAGACAAAAAACAGGGAAACCGAGCCGGAGGGGCTGGGGTGGGAACTGTTCAAAAACTACCTGATTGCCCTGGAGAAATTCAAACCGGATTTTTTCCTGTATGAGAACAACAAGAGCATGGCCCCGGCCATCCGGGCGCAAATCACGCGGGAGTTAGGCGTGGAGCCAAGTCTGGGATGATGGGTGGAGCCTGCCGGGGCTGGAAATGGAGAAAACCATGAGAGCGATTGATGCGGTGGCTTTGTCGGAGGGCATTGAGCTGCACCGGCAAGGGACGGACCAGGAATATGAATCAGACCGTCAATGGGCGGTGGGCTATAATGCCGGGCTGGACCGTGCGCTTTATAGTATCGCGTATGCAAAGACCATTTTCCCGCCGCCCAACGACCCGCTGACCCTGGAGGAGCTGCGGGAGATGGACGGGGAGCCGGTGTGGATCACCAAAATGGACGGGAGCGGTGGCGTGTGGATGCTGGTTGACGCAGAATACGAGCTCTGCCGAGAGGCTCACGGCGAAATGGCGGTGTTTGAGAACTGCGGAAAAACCTGGCTGGCCTACCGCCGCAGGCCGGCGGAGTCCGCCCCATGAGCGCCCTGCTGCTGACCATCGCGGTGGAGAACGCCGCGCCAGGCAAGGCCATCGGCGTCAAGGAGGCTGTCGCCATGGACCTGGAAAAGTACGGGGATGTGAAAGTCCTCCGGGTGGAGGTCCTGGCAGACGAACAGATACGTATGGAAAAGGAGTTCACATGAGCAGCTACACCAACATGGCGGGGCAGACATTCCCGCTTTATGACCGCTCGCTGGAACCGCCGGACTGCTGGCTGGAAGAGCGGGGAGAGCCGGAGGAAGAGGAGCATGACAGATGGGAGAAAGAAGTGGGGAACGGAAAGGTGGGCCGCACATGAGCCAAAATGGTGTGACCCGCTACCAGCGGGCTGTGACGGACATCTATTTCCCAGAGGGGCACGTGTGCTGCGACCTATGCCCATTGCTAGAGACCTACGCCCGGAAGCAGTGCCGCCGGACGGGCGAGTACATTTTTGACAGCAGAGCCACGGGCCTGAGCTGCCCGCTGTGCTTTACAGAAAGGAGGGATGACCTATCGGCATTCCAGTGTTGATCCTGGGGGAGTCCGGGTCTGGGAAATCCACTTCCCTACGGAACTTTGAGCCTGACGAGATCGGCATCTTCAATGTGGCGTCCAAGCCGCTGCCCTTTCGAAAGCAGCTGCCGGCCATGAATGGCGCGGGCTATAAACACATCTTCAAAGGGCTGGGCAAGGCGGCGCTGAAGGCATATGCCATCGATGACAGCCAATACCTGATGGCGTTCGAGGAGCTGGACCGGGCCAAGGAGGCCGGATACAACAAGTTCACCGAGATGGCGCTGAATTTTTCCGGACTGGTGCGATTCTGCGTGGAGCGCCTTCCGTCTGATGTGATCGTCTATTTTCTCCACCACACCGAGACCACCGACGCCGGGAAGGTCAAAGCCAAGACCGTGGGCAAGATGATCGACAGCAAGCTGACCCTGGAGGGGCTGTTCTCCATCGTTCTGCTGTGCGAGGCGGGGAGCGAGGGGCATCATTTCGTCACACAGAGCGACGGCTATTCCACGGCCAAGAGTCCCATGGATATGTTTCCCCTGGAGATGGACAATGACCTGAAGCTGGTGGACACCATCATCCGGGAGTACTGGGGATTGAGTCCGATCAAAACATAAGGAGGAGAAACCTGATGAGGAACATCGGCAACTGGGACGATATCCAGGAGCGCCGGCCGGGAGAGCATGACCGCCCCGCCCCCGGCGGCTACATCGCCCGGATCGTCCGCGTGGAGGACGATGAGAAGAAGGAATACCTTCGCATCGAGTGGGATTTTGACGAGGGAGAGCACAAGGGGAACAACGCCGGGACCTTCGACCGGGCCGGGTTCTGGCCCATCGCGCTGTACCGTTCCTACAAACAAACGGCCCTGGGCTTTTTCAAGGCGTTCAAGACCAGCGTGGAGATGTCCAACAAGGGCTATGCCTTCGACTGCGCCCGCCCCGAGGCGCTGGAAGGAAAGCTGATGGGCGTGGTCCTGGGGGAGGAGGAGTACATCAAGAAGGACCAGACCGTGGGCAAGCGCCTCTACGTCTACTGCGTGCGGTCGGTGAAAGCCATCCGGGACGGCGATTTCGATATCCCGGCGCTGAAACGGCTGGCCGCCGGACAAGCCCCCGCCGCATATCCTCCCACTGGACAGCAGTTCCAGGCGGTGGAGGCGCTGGAGGATGAGGACGATCTGCCGTTCTGACCTGTCCGGGGAGATCAAAGCGGCGCTGACGATGGACCAAGTGGCCCGGCACTATGGCTTTGAGCCGAACAGGGCTGGATTCATTCGGTGCCCCTTCCACACGGGAGACCGGACCGCCTCTCTGAAGCTGTACCCCGGCACGGGGGGGTGGTGCTGCTTCGGGTGCCGCCGGGGAGGCAGCGTCATCGATTTTGTGATGGAGCTGTATGGGCTGAGCTTTGCCCAGGCGGTGGTCCGGCTGAGCGCCGATCTGGGGCTGGGCGCGGCTGGAGAAGGGCCGGGCCCAGCCGCCGCCCGGGAGCGAGCGGCGGAGGAGCGCCGCCGGGCGCTGGAGCGGGCGGCGCTGGGCCGGGAATACCGGGACATGGCGGCGGTCCACCTATTTTTGCATGAATATGTGATACGGTATGCCCCGGCACGGGACGAGTGGGAGCGGGGAGAGATCGACCCGGTGTACGCCTGGGCGCTGGGCCGGCTGCCTGGGGTGGAGCACCGGTGCGAGACGCTTTCCCGCCAACTGATGGAGGATGGACGGTGATGGCTTGAAAGTGGAGATACCCGAATTCACCCAGGAGGATTATCTGGATAGCACGGCCCCCTATGAGTGGCTGTACAGCCATAGGAACCCCCTGGAGCAAAAGCAGCTGTGCGCCCGCATGGCGGAGCGGGCCGCGGCGGTGGGCGTGCGCAATTTCGTGACGCTGTTCAACAAATATCTGGAGGCTCTGCGGGAGGCGGCCGGGCGGAGCGTGGGGCTGGGGAACCAGACCGATTTCGAGGGGCAGGAGCTGGCCCTGTGGTGCGGCAGATGGACTGCGGATGACGGCGGGATCTACAGCACGGACCGGTTCGGATTCGAGGTGTGCGCCTGTCCCCACCCCATCCTGCCGGTGCGGCGGCTGAGCAACCTGGATACCGGGCTGGAAAAGCTGGAGCTGGCCTTTCGCCGGGGCGGAGCCTGGCGGCGGCATATCTTCGAGAAGAGCACGGTGTCGGACGCCAGGAGCATCATCAAATTATCCAATTTTGGGGTGTCTGTCAACTCGGACAGCGCCAAATACCTGGTGAAGTTTCTGGGTGAGGTGGAAAGCCTGAACTACGACAGGATCCCGGCGGCCAACAGCGTGGGGCGGCTGGGCTGGATCGACGGCTTTGGCTTCTCGCCCTATGTGGAGAATCTGGTGTTTGACGGCGGAGAGGAGTTCCGCAGCCGGTTTGAGTGCGTGCGGGAGCGGGGGAGCTGTGACAAGTGGCTGGAGGCCGTCCGGTCGGTCCGGAGGACGGAGGGCGTGCCCACCCGGCTGGCCCTGGCCGCCTCCTTTGCCAGCGTGCTGGTGCGGCCCTGCGGCAGTCTGCCGTTCATATTCCACATGTGGGGCGGCAGCGAGACCGGCAAGACGGTGGCCCTGATGTTGGCGGCTACTGTGTGGGCGGACCCGGAGGTGGGCCGGTTCATCCAGACCTTCAACAGCACCGGAGTGGGCAAGGAACTGGGCGCGGCTTTTTACAACTCCCTGCCGTTGATGCTGGACGAGCTCCAGATCGTGGACGGCAGTCCGGCCAACCGCCTGAAATTCCAACAGATGATCTATGAACTGGCGGAGGGAGTGGGGCGGGCTCGGGGGAGGCGGGACGGCGGCTTGCAGCGGGTGGGCACCTGGCGCAACTGTATCATGAGCACCGGGGAAAACCCGCTGATCGACAGCAACACCGCCGCCGGGGCGGCCAACCGGACCATTGAGATCTGCTGCCAGGACCTGAGATTCTTCACCCAAAACAGCGTGGGCAACGGAAAGGCCATGGCCTCCTTCCTCATGCGAAA